GTCTTGAGGTTGAATCGCTCAGCCCCGGCCTTCGTCAGAGCCTCCATGCGCTCCGTCACGTCGTGGAAGATGCCCGCCCAGAGCTGCGGGAAGAGCCCGGGCACGGAGAGGGTAGGTGTGAGGAGCGGCGGCCCGGCAAGGGCGACAGTGGCGGCCAGGACGGCGAGACACAGCAACAGGCGGGCGTAGGGCATGCGGTGATTCTACCCCCACTCGCCGCGGCTATGCGCCTCGCTGCGTGAGGCCGTCCGCCGGAGAAAACTCCGAGGCCAGACGCTTCTGTGTACGGCTGCTGCTGGCCTCGGGGCGGCCCTGCGGCTTCTCCGGCTCCTGCTGGTGCATCTGCTGGAGGGAGGCCACTACCCCCGGAGCCATGGACTCATCCAGGTCCAGGCCGAGGAGCAGGCCGAGGGAGAGACGCTGCTGGTAGTCCAGGCGCCGGGGGTGCTCCGCCACCATCCCCAGCACCCGCCCGCGCAGGTTCGCCAGGAGCGAGGGGTAGACAGCCTCCAGGGCTTCAATGCCCTCCGGCGTAAGTCGCCCGCCAGCCGCATCCTCGAGCACGCTTGCGGGGTCCTCCACGGCGCGCACGTAGGCGGCCCACTTCGCGGTTTCGGCGGCGGAGGGGCGCCACGGGAGACGAAGGGCGGGCACGTCCCCCAGGGGGGAGGTGGGCCGGGCTGGCGCCTTGGAAGCGAGGAAGGCGTGCGCGCGCTGGGCGGTGGCCTGCATCTCCGTGGCGAGCCCCGGCGTGTCCGCGCCCACGTCCGCAAGGCGCTCGGCCACGCGGGACACCACTGCCTCGGGCTCCTTGGCGGCCCGGCGCATCTGCTCGGCCTTGGCCAGGGCTGTGGAACTCTCCGTGGGCGTCACCCTTCCTCGCTTCCCGGAGAAGAGTCCCTTCGCTGCGGCGTCCGCCCGGGCGTCGAAGTCCGCGGCGGCCTTCTCCACGCGGGAGGCGGTACCAGCCCGGCGCGCACCCTCGGCGTCCGCCTCCGGGGTGTACTGGGCGAGCCCGCGGGCCTCCATCGCCTGTCGGTACTCCATGGAGCCGGACAGGACGGTGTGGGCCACCCACGCTTCCCGGGGGCCCGACTGGGCCGCGCGCTGGAGCATAGAGAGTAGCGCGCCATGGACTGCGGCTGTGGGCGTGGCTCCGGCGCCACCGGGGTCGGTCGGTGCAGTTGGCGGAACTCCAGCCGGCGCCGCTCCGGCGTCCGGCCCGGCGCCCTTGAGGCGGTTGACGAGGGCCTGGGCCGCCTTGCGCGCCCCCGGGGTATTGTCGAATTCCCCCATGGCCCGCGCCATGACGAAGGGGAGGTTTTCCCGGCCCCACTTGTTGAGTAGGGCCGAACCCAGGGAGAGCGCCAGTCCAACGGGGTTGAGGCCCCCGCCCACCGCGAAGCCCGCCGCCCCGGCGAGATTGTCCGTGAGGCTGAAGAGGCGGTTGGCGTTCTTTGCGTCCCCCAGGCGTTCCGTGGCGATGTTGTCCAGCTCCGCCATCTGCCCGTAAAGAGCCTTCGCGCGCTTCCACTCCGCGAAGGTGTCCGCCCCGAGCGTCTTGGAGACGCGTTCAGCCGTCTCCTCCTGCGTCCGGTTGAGCAGGCCACGCAGCTGCCGGAGTTGCTCGCGTACCTCGTTGGGTGTTGTGGAGTCCCACCGGAGCGACTTGTCCAGGCGCCGCTTGAGGTCCTCCGCCTGGGCGAAGGTGAGGAGCTTTCGGCCGGCCGGCGGGGGCGCGGGTGTCCAGCCCGGAGCGTCCATTGGGGCCGGAGCGTCCGGGAAGACGCTCGAGCCGCGCTTGCGCTGGACGATGGCGGCGGCCTCTTCGCTGTCGAAGAGCACCTTGATGGACTTCGCGCCCCGCTGCCGGGCCGCCACGAGCCGGTGGTTGCCGCCGGCGAGCTCGCGGAGCCCATTCCCGCCCTGGACTACCTTGATGGCCCCCAAATCCTTCCCGTCGTCCATGCCCTTCAGGGCGTTGGCGAGCACCCCGTTGCGATTGGCCTTCGCGGGGATGTCGTCCAACTCGGAGAGCGGCACCTCCACCACCACTCCGGCCTTCCGAGCGGGGAGGGTGGCGGGCGTCTCCGGCACCCCGTCGAGCATGGCCTCCAGTTCCTCTCGGAGTCGGGCGGCGGCACGGCGCTCATCCACCGTGCCACGGGCGAGGGGGGCCACCAGTTCCCGTTCGGCACGCGCAGCGAAGGCGGCCACGTCGAGCTGCTCGGAGGGGGACACCATCTCGTCCAGGCGGGCGGCGGCGCGCTGCACCTCCCCGCCGGACTCCTCGAGCTTCGTTCGGATGAGGCGGGCCGCGTCCCCGCCGTTCTTCACTTGGGCGAACCGTGGGTCCGAGCGAAGGGCGCGCGGGGCCTCTTCCAGCAAGTCCTTTTCCCGGAGGATGCGCGCGCCCTTCTTCTTGATGTCCAACCCTCGGCGCACCCACTCGTCCGCATCGGGGAACTCGACGTCCAGCGCGGCGAACACCCGACGGAACACCCCGGGGTTGGCCTCAATGGCGTCCTTCACCGGTGTGGCGGCCGAGAGCGCGCCGTCCGCGATCGCCCCAGCCATGCCCCCACTGGATGGGGTGGCCCCAGTTCCGCTGGTTCCCGCCGGTTCCCGGAACTGGTTCCGCTGGTTCCCGCCGGTTCCCGGAACCGCCCCGCCCGTCACCACCGTATCGGCCTGCGTCACGTCGTCATCCAGGATGCTGGCGGGGCTCGGGGTGGCGTCATCTGCCGCACCTGACGCCACCCGCCCGCCCCGGGTCCTGTCCCCCAAGCGACCGAAGAGGGCTCCCGCCCCCGCGCCGAAGAGGGCGCCACTCATGGTGGAGGCCATCGCCTTCTCAGCGGTGAGCGGGTCCCGGTTCTGGGCGTCGTCGGTGATGGCGCGGCCGAGGCCGTACAGCCCGCCTTCAACGCCGCCCTTCACCGCTCCGCGCACCACCGCGCCCCCGCCGACCTTCTCCACGGCGAGCGCCCCCAGCGTCGCGCCGCCACGCTCCACGAGGGCCGCCGGGGTAGCCGCGCCAGCCGTGGCGAGGAGGGCCGCGCCGGTGCCGAGCACCTCGCCGCCGACGCTGGCCTCCTGGTTGTAGTCCTCCAGGCCCTTGAGCGTCTCCGGCGCCACGAGGCCGGTGCGGGTGGCCGCGACGTCGGAGAGCCCAAGGGTGATGCCACGGGCCGCCCCGGCGATGCCAGCGGCGAGCGGCCGGTCCGCGTAGCGCTCTCGCTCCTGGTCGGCCTGTACCTCGGCGGGCGGGCGGTAGCGGTAGCCGTTGGCGAATGCCTGGGGTGCGTCCTCGGCCGGTACCTCGCCCGCGACGCCCCGGGCGTCCACCACCGCCACGGTCCCCTTGGGGAGGAACGCCTTCCCGGCGCCAACGAGGGCCGTCACCTCCTCGTCTTTCACCTCAATCCACTGTCCGCTGTTGGGGTCGAAAACCTGGGCCATGGGTCCGAGAATAACCCAGAAAGACGAAGGGCCCCAGGTCATTCCCGGAGCCCCTCGCCGTCCAATTGCCGTACACGTAACGCGTAGTTACTTCCGGGTAGGCAGGTGAAATCTAGCGCAGCCCGCGCGGCAGCGCTACGGGTCGATGCGAGTACAGGGGACGGTGTAGCGGCTGAGGTGTCGGGGGCTGGCCGGGTCCTCATACAAGACAACGGAGGACGTGCGCGTCGCGTTGAGGTTGTAGTTCCAGAAGCCCGCCGACGCCGTGTCGAGGTCACGCGTCAATGCGCAGTTCGCCGTGTCGGAGGAGCCGCTGTGGTAGAGCGCGAACGAGCTCGTACTGAGGGCGCCGTCGTTGAACAGGCACTCCGTCATCATTCCGCCGTCCGGGAAGATGTAGGCGTCATGATGCACCGCCGCCCGCCCGAGCCCCTCGATGGCGATGACCCCACTGCACCGGTAGATGGTGGCCTTGTTCACACCCACGCTCGGCCCGGGTTCACCCCTGGGTCCCTGTGGACCGGTCGGTCCCTGCTCGCCAGGACCGCACGCCGTCAGCACCGCGCACAACGCCAACACCAGGAACGAACGCATCGCATCTCCATGCCCTTGGGGCTCGAAAGGATGCGGACCGGTACCGCGTGCGGCGGCACCGGTCAAGAGGGCAGGCGCTACGTGCGCGGCGGCCACGTCCAACAGTCCTTGGATGGCGTCATACCATCCGGCCCTCCCATGCTCACGTTGTGCTGGACGTATAGTGAGTTGCGGCCGAACGTGGCCAACTCCACGGTGCCGTCGGGGTTGATGGCGGTAATGATGGCGGGGTACGGCCCACCATCCTGGTGAAAATGAACCATGCGGTCAACGCTGGGTGACTGGGTCATGATGCGCCCTCTCCTTGGTGGGCACATCCAAGATAGGTCAGCGGCCCGCTTGTGTCACCGAAGGCGTGGCGCCGAAGGACTGGCCCGTGTACCGCTGCCACGCTTTGTCCCGCTGCTGGTTGTACGTCTGGAGCGCCGAGGTGATTTGGGCCTCCACCCCGGGCTTCCAAGCCGTCGTATCCGCGATGATCCCCTTGGACACCTCCACCATGCCCGCGTCCAGGGCGCCCGCAGACTCCGCCTTCTTCAGCGCCAGGAGGGCCTTCGTCTCCAGGGCCTTGGCGGTGCTCACCGCGTTGCGGTTGAGCGTCTCCCCGCCGAACTCCCGGCGAAGCTTGAGCATCCCGCCGAGGGCGTCCGTGAGTTCGGAAATGCCCTCGTCCTGGCTCCGGAGTGCCTTCGCCGCATCCTCGCTGAGCGCCAGCACCGCGCGTCCCTGCGAGCCGGGCAGCACCACCGCGCGCTTCTTCTGCTCCGGGGTGAGGGTGGCGAGCGGCACGGCCTGCCCCTGTTCCGCCGCCATGCCGCTCTGCGCCCCGGCCATCTTCGCCTGGGCCGCCTGGATGTTGAGTGCGAGTTCCGCCTGCTGAAGCCCCAATTGAGCCGCGCGGACGCGAAACGCCTCGCGGTTCTGCACCAGCGTCTGCGCGAGGGAGGCCATCAACTCCTGGGCTCGCACCTGGGCGTCCTGCCCCTTGAAGCCCGCTGTCTCCCGCTGGGCCACCTTCAGCGCGTATTCGGATGCAGCGGCCCGAGCGGCGTTCATGGCGAGGATTTCGTCGCTGAAGCGGTCCCGGGCGAGCGCCACGAGTCCCTTCTGCCCCTCCATCGCCCGCACCTTGTTCCGCTCGGCGCGGTCGAGGTTGTTCTTCTGGGCGTCGATGTCCTGCTCAATCATCTGCTGGATGACGTTGGGGCGACCAGCGAATCCCGTAAGGAAGGCTGAGGCGAAGGCGGCCACCTTCTGTCCGGTGTCGCGGGAGTTCCACCACCGGTCCGGGTCCACCTCGCCCGAGGGGTTGGACAGGTCCGCTACCATCTTCTGGAGCCCAGCCTCGCTCTCGTCTACGGACGTCTGCCGGAGGGCGAGGCGCTCCTGCTCTTCCATCTGCCGCCGGCGGGTGGCATCCAGCTCCACGTCAAGGCGCGCCTGCTCCGCCGCGGCCTGCTGTCCCTCCAGGGTGGCCCGGGCGCCGATAGCCTCCATCGCCTTGGCGTTGGCCGCCTCCAACTCCTTCTCTCCGCGCGAGGAGCCGGAAGGGCTGAAGCGGATGCGGGCGGAGGCGCTGCTCCCGCCGGGGGCAGAGGCTACGGGGATAGCGGGCTCGAGCGCGGGCTTCTGGGCGGGGGCACCATCTGCCGCGACTCGGCCGCGCACCGCCTCCATGGTTCGCTCCATCTCGGGGTTGCTGGCGCCAGGGGCCGCACGCTGGGGGGTGGCTGGGTCCCCACGGAAGCCGGAGAACTCCAGGGAGGGGGCGCGCTGGGTGGGGACGGCCGGGGCGTACCCGAGGCCGGTGCTCTGCGCGAGGGCCTCCGCCGCGCCCGCGTTGGGGTCCGACAGGCGCATCAACTCGTCTACCTCGGCCTGGGACTTCGCACGGTAGCGGGCAACGCGGGGGTCCACAGGGGCGGGCTCTGCCTCCGGGGGCATGGGCTCGCGTCCCATGAGGGCGTTGGCGCGGGCCACGTACTCGGCGGAGGGCTGGGAGGGCATGGCCAGCACCGGGACGGCGGCGGACACCTCCAACTCGTCGAGGGGCGCTTCGGCGGCTGGCGGCGGAGCGGCCGGGGTTCGCTTCGCCGTGGCGCTGGCCCACTGCCCGTCGTTGACGAGCCGGTAGCCCGCCTTGAGCATCTGGTCCGCCGTGGGCGTGGACACCTTGCCGCGCACGGTGCCGTTGTCGGTGACGTCGAGCGTCTCGAATTCGTCCGTACCGGGGATGTACCGCAGGAGTTTCTCGGCCATGATTTACGCCCCTCCCCCGCCCTTGCCGCCCGCCTTCTGGCCGAACGCCTGCCCAGCCCCGGCGGCGACATCCCGCCAGAACTGCCCGTTCCGCTGGGCGGCGCTCTCGTAGCTCCCACCCATCTGCCGCTGGAATTCGATATCCGCCATCATCTGCGCCTCGGCCTCGGAGAAGCCCTGAGCGCGAAGCTGGATGGCCATGGCGTCCTTCTGGCGCTGCGTCTCCTGTTGCGCCTGAAGGTTCTGCGAGGCCGTGTCCAGGTCCATGCCCCGGCCCTGAGCGGCCACCTGCCCGAGGAGACCCTGGGCCTGGGTCACCTCTTCGGCGCGAAGCAGGGCAGCCTGCCCGGCCATCTGCTGGCCCGCGTTGGCGCGGGTGGCCATGAGTTGCCCCGCGCCCGCCGCAGCGCCCGGCCCCCTCATGGAGTTGGCCGCCGCCACGGTGTTGGCGAGGTTGCCCTGCAACCCCTGCTGAAGCTGGAGCTGGGCAACGCTGGTCCCCTCCCCGCGCGAGCGCGCGAGAAGGTCCCCGGCAAGGGCCAGCAGATGGCCCCGGAACTGGTCCGCGTTGGCGGTGTTCATGGTGGGGGCGGTGCGCGCGTCCACTTCGCCCAGTCGGCGGATGCGGTCCGCCTCCCGGTCTGCCGCGCCCCCGAGCGTCACCCGGTCGGGCCGGTACTGGCCAGTCCCGAAGATGCCCGGGGTGTCCTCCGTGCCCGCGATGGCGCCCCACGCCTGCTCCCACCACGGTTTCGCGGGCTTCGAATTCTCCCGGTTGTTGGCCCCCATGGCGGCGTTTCCAGCGGTGCGCGCAGCCGGGGAGGGCGGCTGCCCGGGCACGCCCTCCGTCTCGTCGTCTTCCTCGACTCCGTACCGATTCACCGCCATGGGACTACCTCACAGGCTGGAGACTCGGCGCTTCGCGGTTCCCCGGTGAGCGCCGAACTCCAGTGTAAGCGAAGTCAGCCCCAGTTTCCCGGCGTCCGTGGGGCCGGTGGGGGCCGGGGTGAGCGTCCAGCGGAAGCGCAGGTTGTTGCACAGCTGCTGCTTCAGCGTCTGGCGCACGCGGAGGGCCGGGGGGCCGCCCACGCTGCGGCCAGGGAACGTCTCCTCCTTCGTCTGGCCCGGGGTGACGTCCTCGTAGTCGTAGAAGACGTCGCTCCGCAGGGTGCAGGTGACGCCCGCCGTGCCCACGAGGAGGGCCTTCCAGACGCGCTGGAGGCCGGAGAAGCCCGCCCACTTCAGCCAGGAGGTGCCGACCACCATGGAGAAGGGCGCGCCCCCCTCCAGGATGCTGGCGGCGTCCTCGTAGCGCACGCGGGAGCCGTCCGCGTAGTGCACCACGTCCTGGAAGAGCAGGGCGTCCCGGGTGGGCTGCTCCGTCCATGTGCTCCACTGGCGCCATTCCAGCGAGTAGACGAGCGTGCGCCCCTCCTGGGTGTACCAGCGCAGTTCCCGGCGCGCGGGGACGTCGAGCGCGCGGGCGACCGTCTGCCCGCTGTACTCCTGCACCCCGGCGCCCAGCTTCACCGTCTCCAGGCTCCGGGACAGGAGGTAGATGCCGTTGGGCGACTGGTACATGAGCCCATCCGGCGAGGAGACGACAGAGGCGGCCGAGAGGCAACCCACGCTGCCGGTGATGTACTGGGGCTCAGAGAAGCCGTTGTTGCCACCGTCTCGGGTGGGTCCCCGGCCGAGCACCGCCCACGCGCCGCGCTCGCAGAGGATGACCAACTTGTCGTCCAGCGTCGCGAGGGCCACCACGGGCCCCTGAGCGCTCGGCACGTTCAGGCGCAACTCGTCCGCCCAGGCCGGGCCCTCACCCTTCGTCAGAGGCAGGGTGTAGGCCACCGTGTACGGGTCATCCATGACGGTCGTCAGGAGGTACTCCTGGTGCTTGTGCGCCACGGAGTAGCCCCGGGGCGGCCGGTGCCACAACTCCCCGCCCACGCTCCCGCCAGAGGCGCCGCCATAGGGCAATACCTCGTTGTCGCGGAGGTTGAGGTCCGTAGTCGTGTCCTGGATGGTGGCGGTGTTGCCGGTGATGGCGTTCGGCTGGATGGTGGTGGCGGTGCTCCGGAGCGCCCGATAGAACACCACGCCATCCGCCTGTGTCCGGTACAGCGCGAGCCGAACGCCCGCCTTGCCCGTCAGGTGCAGATACGGAACGGTGATGGTTGCGACCTGCCCGCCGATGGACGTCGCCGTTACCGGGGTGGACGGCGCGGAGCGATGCAGGCGCCCCCGCGCGTCTGTCCACTCGTAGCACACGACCCATGAGTAGGTGCCCGCCGAAAGCACCGCGCCCGCGGCCAGCGTCACCACGACGCCCTCGGGAGCGACGTGGAATCCCTCTTCTGCCCAGGTCGCCCCGTCGTAGTAGGCGGCTGCGGCTCCGCCGACGTGCAACGCCTCCTGTTCCTCCGCGCGATCGAGCGCGGCGGGGTCGGCAGCGGTCACAGAAAGCCGGGACAAGCCGATGGCGGTCGTGTCCAGCAGGATGCCCGACGCCTCTTCGAATTCGACGCGCACGCGGACGGGGACCACCAGCGACACCTCCGAGTCCGACACGAAGGGGCGCGCGAGGATGGGGGCGACGTCCAGCGGTCCACCTGCCTGCCCCACGAGCGCACGCAGCACCACCCTGGACGCGGCGACGTCGAACAGAAAGAACGTCGGCTGCACGCCCGGCGCATCTGCCGTGCCCCACATGTTCTGGTAGAGACACGGCAGGTAGGTGCGCCCGCCGAGGACGAACGCACCGCCACCGAGACGGAGACCGCGCACGAGGACGGCGGCGGTGGACGTTGCGGTCCCAGCATCAGCGAAGGCGGCGGCGTATAGCGGCTCCGAGGCAGTGGACTGCACCTCGATGTACGCACGGTGGGCCCCCGGCGTGGCTTCTACGAAGGTAATCCGGAATGCCGACCCGGCGTCGCCCAGATAGACGCCAGACGCGACCGTGGCGTGCGTCGACGGGTCGAAGGTCCGCAGTTCGACCTTGTTGTTTCCCCTGTTGCGGAACACCAGAAAGAGACGCGTCCGCGCCGCGTTCACGTGCAGATGCACCGAACCGTAATCGTCGGCGGAGGACCCGCCCGACGGACCCACCGTGACGGCTGCTGGGGTTGCGAGCGTGACGACACCCGTCGGGGAAACGGTGTACTGGGCCGTGGCAATGCCGTTGGCCACGGCGGAATAGGACACCGCGAGACGCCCCGTCGTGCCCGTTCCGGCGCCAGCGGGTGTCAGGTCAGCCACCGCAAGCGCCACCGGCCCCGAGAAAGTCCCGGTCCGGATTTTGGCGTTGGCGATGGTCGCGGCGGTGGAAAACCCCGTGGGTCTCGATGGGGAGAGCGCACGGACGCGGATGTTTGCGGCGGTGGTGCTCGTGCCCTCGACGTACGCCACGACGAGACACGCCCCGCACGCGATGACGCGGGGGTACACGAGGTCATTGGAACTGAACGGCACCAGCGTGGCGAGGGCCACGGCATCCTGGTGGCGGACGCCCGTGGCCTCGTCTACGACCGTGGCGCGAAGGACGCGCGTGGACGCCTCCGCCTCGACCCACGTGTAGACGGTGACGCCGAAGAGGCTCGCCGCGTCGAACATGGTGCACGATCGAGGACGTTGCACGATGGGCTGGACGTCATACGCCAGTGGATTGGCGTCCACCGCATCCGCGCGCTTCACCCAGGGCGCCGAGGCGGAGGAGCGCCCGTACACGCCGTCCTTCGTCCACCGGAGCAACTCCCCGCCCACTACCGAGAGGGCACGAGCGCTGGAGAGGGCCGGGCCGCCAGCCGCCACGCCGTCCGCCAGGAACGAGCCGCCGGGGCGAAACTCGATGCTGGAGCCGGTGAAGACGGCGTTGTCCAACTCCAGCAGTTTCGCGGGGATGACCTTCTTCTTGTCGGTGTTGGTGTCCAGTCCCCCTTCGAAGGGGACATCAATCAGGCTCGGCACGAGGGCCATGGAATCTCCGGGTTACGCCGCCAAGACGGCGAGCGTCAGGGTGTACTTGGTGCCGGGGGTGAGCCCGGCGATGCGACGCAGGCGGACGGCCTTCCGGCCACCCACCTCCTCCGTTGACCACTCCGCCGCGCACGGGCCGAGGTGCACCCCGGCAGCCGTCACGGCGTCTTCCACGCGCACCACCTCCGGCGTCCCGGGGTAGTCCTCGCCCAGCACCACCACCGGCTGGGAGGCCGTGGGCCACGCAAGGGGAGTGCGGTCCGCCGCGTCGTAGGACATGCCGGTGAGCGGCCAGAGCGCCGCCCCTCCCGAGTAGTAAAGGAGCGTCCCGCTCGGCACGAGGTCCGCCGTGCCCACGCCCGAGTTGGTCTGGGCTGCGAACGTCTCGACGCCCGCCGGCACGGGCAGACCGGTGATGAAGGTGCTCCCCGAGACGGGTGGGCCAGCACCCCGGGCACCCGCGCCGCGCAGGTACACGCGCCCGTCGGCTCCCTTCCTCCAGGCGCCGGAGATGTACGAGCCATTCGAGACCCACCCGTTCGCCCAGGTAATCGCCCGCCAGTCGGACGGACACGTGACATCCTTCAGCGCGTACACCCGGCCCTTGGCGTGCTCCCGGAGGGTGAGGCCATGGGACAACAGCCCCCCGCGCTCCCCGGTGAGGCCCTGGGCGTAGGTGGCCACCGCCTCCTCCAAGCGGCGCACGTGGTCCGCCAGGGCGGTGCCGGGGCGGGTGCGGAGGAATTTCGGCAGCGCCATGTCAGCGGCTCCGCCAGCGGGCGATGCCGTCCGCCGTGAAGCCGGAAGCGTTCTCCGTGGGCTCCGAGAAGGACACCGGCGCCTCGTCGCGCAGCGGCGCGGACTCCTCGATGCGGGCCTTCTCCGCAGCCAGCATGCGCTCCAGGGCGCTGGCGTCGCGCTCCTCCTTCGTCAGCAGGACGATGGCTGCCATGAGGCACGCGTACTGCTCCCACCCGTTGGGGTAGTCGCGGGTATCGCCGTCCTCCACGAGCGCGGGCTGCTGCGGGTAGTAGGTGATGAGCGCCGAGGTGTTGGCTGGCATGTCCGGGAGGAAGCGCAGGGAATTGCCCATCAGCCGGTACTTCACTCCCTCGGGGTTGACGGGGCCCATGGCGTTGCGGAGCGTGTTGCGCTCGGCCAGCGAGTAGGGCTTGAGGTCATGCCACGTGTTGCCGCTCTTCACGTCCACGGCCACGAGCTTGTAGAGGTTCCCCGGGAGGAGGTGCGAAGGGCCGGAGAACGTCACCGCCAGTTCCTCCACGTAGTAGTCGGCCCACGTCTTGTGGAGCAGGTCGTCCAGGCTCCAGAGGGAGCGGTTGAGGTGGCCGACGAGCTCCGCGTCATCCACGAACTCGGCGTCATCCTCCAGGTCCGCCAACTCACGGACGCGGCGCTTCAACTCCAGCAGGGTCACAGTGCCCATGTCACTCCTCCTCGGGATAGGAGGTGCTCGACAGGCCGCACGCCTCCATCAGGGTCTCGAAGGCGCTCACCTGAGTGTCCAGGTCGTCACCCTTCAGCGCGTCGCGGAAGGCGCCCATGGCCTCGCGCTTCATCTCCATGGGGTCCACCTCGGCCGACTCCCCTTCGCCCTCGGCCCCTTCCTCCTCGGCGCCCATGTCCTCGCCCATCAGCAGGGCACCCACGTCCAAATCCTTCGCCTTCTCTTTCATGTCTCGCCTCTCAAGAAGAACGCCCCTTCCCTGTACCCGAAGCGGCTGCGGGGAGGGAAGGGGCGTCGGGTGAATTTCGACTCACCGGGGTGCAGGCCACCCCAGGCGGGTTAGATGGCGGGCAGCGTCACCACGCCATTCTGGTCCGGGGCGTCGCACTTCAGGTTGGCCCAGTAGCGCAGCATGGACTCGAAGGCGTCCGCGTCACCCACCCGCAGCATCTTCAGGCCGTCCTCGTTCGCGAGGTGCGGCGCCTCGCCCATGGACATGAGCGTCCAGGTGTCGCGGTTGATGCGGTAGGCGAAGCCCTTGGGGAAGTACGGGTCCTGGATGGCGACGGAGCCGTCTTCGAGTTGGAGGCCGGTGATGCCCAGCTTGTAGTCGTTCTCCACCTCCACGAGGCGCTTCTTACCCTCCTGTTCGAGCTCCAGTTGAATCCAGTCCGCCGGGGAGAGGATGACGTGGGTCGTCTCGGCGGTGAAGACGTGGAACTCCTCGCCGGACGTCAGGAGGGCCTCGGTGTGCGTGGTGGCCGCCGAGGCGTCCACGCGGATGCCCGCGAGGCGCTGGGTGTCAACGCTGCGGTCCACGCCGCCGAAGCTGTCACCCGTGGTGGGGGCCGTCACCGGAATCCATGCCTGGATGCCCTGAATCTTCGCGTCGTAGTCGCCCTCGGCGTAGACGAAGTCGTTCACCTCCGGCGCCCACCCGCCCTCGGCCGTGAAGTACACGAGCGGGTTGGTGCGGGACATGACGATGCGGGTGATGAGCGCCCGGCCTGTCTGCATGGTGCCCGCGCTGCCCGTGCGCGTGGGGTTCGTCTCCAGGTACATGCCCGTCTGGAAGTGCACGAGGTCTCGCCAGTCGGCCAGCCGGAAGGAGCCCGCGGGCGTGGTGGCGGGAATCGCGGCAATCCTGCCGATGCGGCCGGAGCCGTCGCCCGCCACGCTGGAGGCCAGGGAGCGCTTGATGTTGGCCATGGCGTTCTTCATGGCGTGCTCGAGCGCGGGGACGATGGCGCCATTCGCGCGGGACGCCGCCATGTCCTTGGCGTCGATGCGGGCCCAGGCGAAGTCGTCCTTGTAGGGGAAGGCGAAGCGCTTGCCCGTGCCGCCGTTGTTGTTGGCCTTGCCGGTGGCGAAGTCCGCCGAGCGTCCGCCGCCCGCCGTCGTCTGCACGGCCACCTCGAAGAGGGAGCCGTTGGCCTTGGTGTCCTTCTTCAGCAGGGCGAGGAAGGTGTTCTTCGGGTCGCGGTAGGTGGCATCCGCGAGCCCGTCGGGGAACATCTGGTTCAGCAGGTAGGCAAAGGTGTCCGACACGTTGGGGCTCCAGTGCCGGACGGGGGCCCGGCGCTACTTCTTGGCGTAGAGGGTTCCAGCGCGCTCCCGCTCGGTGAGGTAGCGGATGCGCTCAGAGGGGGTCATTTTCCGCAAGTCCACCGCGCTCGGCTCACCCAGGCTTCCCGGGGTACCAGTACGCGGCTTCTGGGTGGGCTGGGTGCGGCCCGACGCTGCTGGTGCGGATGGGCGCCCACGCGGAGTGCCCTTGACGCCGCTCATCTTCTCGCGGGCCCATGGGGTTTGCAAGACCCACCCCGTCTCGCCCTCAAGCCGCGCCTGGACGCTCTCCGCCGCCTCCTTCACGAGCGCGGCCGCGCGCTGCTGCCGGGCCTGGGGCTCGAGCGCCGCTAGTTCCTCCCGCTTCTCACTCAGGAGCGTCGTCCACGCTTCCTGCACCAGCGCCTCGCTCTTGGGGTGTGCCATCACCAGGGGCAGGGTGTCCGCCACGGCCTTCACTGCCTCGAAGCCCGCCGTGTACACCCGCGTCGCCGCCTCCTGACGCTGACGGGACAGGAGCGTCTCCTCGGCCTTCTGCCGCTGGGCCTTGAGATCCCCAAGCTGCCGCTGGAGCTCGTCCACCACCGGGACGCGCTTCTCCATCTCCTCAAGCTTCTCCAGTTTCTCCCGGACGGACTTCGGGAGAGCCGCGAGTGCCGCCGCCTCGTCCTGCCCGCCCACCACGTCGTTGGTGATGGCCTTGTAGGCGTCCAGGAACTTCGAGCCCGCCAGTCGCTTGAATGCCTCGGCCGGGTTCGTCTCCATGAGGGCCTGGAGTTCCTGCATGGGCTTGAGGGCCTCGGTGCGCTTCGCGAGTTCCGCCTCCTGCTTCTTGAGGGCCACGGTGCGGCGGACGGCGGCCTCCAGGCCCTTCCGGTCCGGCGCGGCGGCTGGCTGCGTTGTGGCGGGCGCTGCGCCCTCGGGGGCGGCCGGCTGCCCTGGGGCTGCGGTGCCCTGGGCGGGCGCGGTGGGGGTCGTCATGTGCGGGACTCCTGCGTGCTGGGTGCGTGGGTGCTACGTGCTCTTCTTGTCCTGCATGGCCAGCCAGAGGCGGTGGAATGCCTCGGCGTCCGCCCCGCGACCCTCGGCAATGGCCTTTTCGAGGGCGTCGCGTGCCTGGGCGTCGAGCGCTGGCGGGGGTGCGTCCTCCGCATCCTTGGCGAGGAGCCGCAGAGCGGACACGGGGACGGCAACCTCCTCCGGTCCGCCGAAGCGTCCGCCCCTGTCGATGTGCGCGACGAGTTCCGAAATGACTTTGAGGGCTTCGGCGGTGCTGCGAGGGGTGTAGAACATGGCGTCTCCTTACGCGGCGGCGGGTACGGCCTGGGGCGTGGGCTGTGCTGCGTCCGGCTGGCGCATGTCGGGCGGGGCCGCGGCGGCACGGGCCTTTGCCACCATCCCCTCGGCCTGGAGGATGTAGCGGCGGAGGAGCTCCAGCCGCCCCTCGGGCGCCCCGTCCAGGCGGGCCCGGGCGTAGACGACGGCGCCGCGCTTCATTGCGTAGGCGAGGTCGTCAAAGGGCTCGGGCGGGGTGTAGGCGTCCTCGGCCCCCTCGTCATCGTCCCCGTCGAGCATGCGCTCGAGCGCGGCGTCCACCACGTCCCGGGCCGCCAGGGCGAGGTTCGTGGACGCGTCCGTGTCCGGCATGTCGAGCAGGCGGCGGTACTCGGCCGAGTCGATTTGGCCCGAGGCCCACAACTCCTCCACGTACTGCTTCCGGGCCGCCGGGGTGGCGGGGAGGCTGCTGGTGCTGTGCACCTGAAGGGTGAAGGAATCCTCGTCCGCCTGCACCTCCGTCCAGTCGATGGGGTCCGAGCGGCGCCCACGGGGGAAGAAGGCGGTGAGGCGCTCCCCATCCTCCGAGGCTTGGTGCGACAGGCGCACCACCAGCCGCGCCGCGTCGAGGATGAAGTCCTCGAAGGCGAGGTGGATGACGGCATGCCGCTCGCTCTGGATGTCCTCATGGTCCCGGAGCGCCTGCCCGGAGGAGAGGCCGCCCGGCTTGCGTGCGGCAACTGCCCCCTCCGTGAAGCCCCACTGCTCCAGGCCCCGGCGGATGGTGTAGTCCACCGCATCCCACAACTCCGAGGGGACGTGGTTCTCCCCACCCATCTGGGGGCGCGCGCCGTGGATAACCTGGGTATCACCACCGCCCACGATGTGCTCAACGCGCACCTTCTGGCCGGTTTCGGCGTAGATGCGGCCCTTGGACATGCGGTCGATGATGTTTGTAATACGGCGCAACGTGGCGTTGATGGCGCGCTGGTGCGGCACGAGCAGCTCCCCGGCGCCCTGCCCGTAGAAGCCCGCGAAGGGCTCCACGAGGCGGCAGAAGGCGAAGGGGAAGAAGGTGGCGGGCTCGTCCACCAGGGCCACGGTGGAGAGGGAGAGCACGTGGCGCCCATCGTCCGCGTCCGGCCCGCTCGGCAGGTGCCACGCCTCCTCCACCTGCACCACGTCGCCGAACATGGCCGTCCGGCGGAGTGCCCGGTCTTTGTCCGTGCCCACTTCGGCCCGGTCCACAGCACGGTGCATCACCTCGCGCTCCTCCTCGGACTTGTCCCCGTGCCACGCTTCCACCCACCCGTGCGCCTCATCCCGGGCCACCACATAGGAGTGCACGAGCGTCCGGGGCTTGCCGTAGTAGGCATCGCTCGCGGCTACCTTGATTTCGTCAGGGTCCACGCGGGAGAGGTGAATGCGCCCGTCCTGCACCCAGCCCTTAATGACGCCCAGGTCCGTCACCGCAGCGTCGCGGAACACCTTGCGCGCCTCCCGGTAGAAGTCCGCCGCGTGCATGCACCCGAAGACGTATTTGTCGAGGCGCTTGGCCCGCCGCTGCTCCGCCCAGGTGCCACCCGTCGTGACGAAGGACGCCTTGGGCTTGCCCCGGCCAATCTTGGCGAGGAGCATGTCCACCACGACGCGGACGATGTTGTAGCGCCACGTCCCATCCGCGTAGACGGCGGACAGGTTGGGTGCGGCGTCTCCGTGGATGGTGGAGCGGTAGCCCTTGGCGCCGAAGAGCGCGCGCAGCACCTGATTGTCCGCGCGCCGGGTGGCTTGGTCCTTGTCCATCTCGAGGACCATGGCGAAGAGGGACTCGTGCACCCGCTCCGGGGGCGCCTTCCACCAGCGCTCACGAAAAGCTTTCTCCGCCCGCGCGAGGGCCGCGACGTGGTTGGCTTTCACGGCGAGCCCCCCACGCCGTCAAAGAGAGGGTCCGTGGCGGGCAGGGCGGACAGCCGCGACTCCGATACAGCGGCGTCCGGCGGGTTCTCCTCCTGCTGAGTGGGCGCGAACAGAGGCGCAGCCTTTGGCGCGGGGGCGTAGAACTCCACGCGGATGGCCCCGCTAGCGTCCCGCTCGTACCGCGCCACGTCGTGCGAGCGCAGCACGACGAGCAACGCCGCCACCGCCTCGGGGTTGTCGTTCACCACGCCTCGTCCGTCCATGTGCGCTGCCTCCTCAGAAACGCCTCCTGCTCTTGTAGCACGGCCGCCCGCTTCGCTTCTGCACTCCCGGGCCGAGGGGCGGGCTTGTCCTCCTGCCCACGCCGCTGGAGCGCCCTGCGGGCCCCGTACAACGCCGCATCGCTGGAGTGGTCGTCAAACCCCGGTTTTGGCTGAGGCGGCTTGCCTGGGGGGCTGTCAGGGTCTCTCGGCAGGGTGGCCCACTCCCCGGCCAGAGCTCCGCCCTTCAGTGCCTTGATGCGGCCCGCCTCCAACTCCGCGTTGATGAGCATCACGAAGGCGTCCTTGTTCTGCTTCTCGGCGGGCTCCACGGGAAGCCCGTCCTCCTGCCACGCCTCGATGATGCCCACGCCCAGCCCGCCGTAGTCCACGGGGGTCGCCTCCACCGGGAAGCGGCGCTGCCCGTCGCGGGTGTGCTCCCGCCAGCGGTTGGCGTTGGTGTCGTGCGCCTTGAGCCCATCCACCTCGTACATGACGGGGTGGGTCTCGGAGAAAGCCCAGGTAACGCGGGCGTACGCCTTCCCGATGTCCACCCCCATGACATAGGACCAATGGTGCCCATCAGGCAAGGTGCCGTCGTAGAGGTTCCGCTCCGGGTCGAAGGCGTAATAGAGGCCCTTCAAGTCCTGGCACCAGCGGCCCCGATACTCGCGGATGACGCTGGGGTGCCGGGGCCCCTTCGCCGGGTCACGCTCGAGCGCTTCCAACTCCTCCCGGAAGAGGTCCGAGAGGCGCTGGCCCTTGTGGTTGAGGCTCGGGTTGTCCAGGCCGCTCCACTCCACCACGTGCCAGCCCTGCGCGCGCTCTGCCCGGCTCTTCGCGTCCTCGTTGCGGGTGATTTCGTACCATAGGCCCTGGCAGATGTAGCCCGGGGTGCCCAGCAACAGCAGGCGGCCGGAGACGTCGAGGAGAGCGGGCCAGAGCACGTCCTCGATGAGCTTTCGGAGAATGGCCTCCGCGAAGGACTGGGCTTCGTCGATGACGGCGAAGGCGAGCTTGTCGCCGCGGTACTTCTCCAACTCCCGGATATCATCCGCGCCGCGTAGGCGGATTTCCGCCCCGTTCTTCGGGTGTCGCAGCGTCAGTCGGGTGTCGTTGGCGGAGTATCCGAGCCGGTACTCGTCGTTTGCCGCCTTCAGGTTCTCCCAGGCGAGTTCCCGGGCACGCTCGCGAGTGCGCCCCATGAACATGACGACGCAGCCCGGGTTCTCCTCCGCCGCCTGGAAGAGCGCGGCGGGGACCATGGTGGTTTTCCCAGCTCGCCGGGTGCACAGCGCCGCCACCTTGCGCGCGGGACACGCCAGGACTTCCCGCTGCACCTGGAAGAGAGTGCCGAGGAAGTCCTGGAGCCGCGCGGGCGGCCCGTCATGGAACTTCGGCCGGTGGAAGCGCCCGGCCAGCTCCACGAAAACGCTGTGCACCCCGGCGCTCACCCCTGCGCGTCCTGCTTCCGCTTCGCCGCACAGGTGAGGCAGGCGTCAGGCAGCGCGCCCAGGGCGTGCGGCGCGGCGCCGATGCCGACGGTCCAGCAGCCGTCCGAGACGGCGTAGCGCGGCATCACGGCGGCGTCTGGGGACGCCTGAAGCGGCGCCGGTCCATGGGCGATGACGTCGCCCACCTGCGCGCCGCGCACCATCACGGGCGGGATGGTCGCCACGGCTACGCCTTGCCCTTCTTCTCAACCTTCGTCACGGCGTACTCCACCAGGACGACGGACGCGGCGGGGATGCCAACGGAGTGCACGTCCTCGCCGTCGGTGCGGCTGATGACGATGAACGGGGCCTGGGAGGCGATGGCGACACCCTCCCCGGCCTCGTACTTCTTCGACGCTGGGGCGGTGCCAATACGGATGGGGGCGGCCAGCAGGACGGACTTAATGCTCATGGATGTGACTCCTTACGGCGAGAAGACGAGGCCGAAGCGCCGCGCGAGCGGAGCCCCAGCCGAGGTGTGGTGAGTATACGCCCCGCCCCGGGCGCTGCACGCCTCAAGGAGCGCGGCTGCGACGCCCTGGCGTCGGACGGTAGCGCCCACATAGACGTAGTGCACCACCGTCCCGGCGGGCGCCTCCTCGCAGACGACGTAACCCAGGACGACGGCGGGCGCCTCCTCGGCCACGGCGGCGAGCACCCGCGCCCTGCCGAGCGTCGCCTTTACGCGAGCGTACAGCCCAGCGCATAGCAGGCGGCGGAAGCCCGGCGGGAGGCTCTCCGGCTTCGGCAGGCCCGCCATGGCGCACGCCGCGGGCTCGTAGGATTTGCACCACGTGTCCACGACGAAGCCGTGCACCTCCGGCCCGGCGTGCACCAGCAGCAGGGGACCGTGGCGAGCGAGAGGGGTCATCGGCGGACGCCCGCCGCGCGCCGGTCATATCGATCGCGCTCGCGTCGCAACGCCGCGACGCAGGACATCCATTCCTCGCATCTCCATGCCCTGTCCAGAGGATGATGACATGGCATCGGAACCAACCGCGCCCGCGGCTTCCGACGTCCGCAGCGGTAGCATCTCCCCTTCCTCATGTCCCCGCCTTCCTCTTCGTCACCGCCGCCTCGAGCACCTCGAGCGGGATGAGATCCACGAGTTCATCCACGGACAGGGCGGACAGTTTCGACGCCCGCGCTGCCTTCGCTTCCGTCTCCACGAGCACTCCAAGGGAGTGACCGAGCCGCCCGAGGGACTCCAGTCCGTCCGGCCCGAGTTCCCCGGCCTCCTGCTGCGACTTCAGCACGGACAGCCCGCGCGCCAGCATGTGCCGCACCTCCACGAGCATGGCCCCGGTGTCCGCCTGCTCAGGTGCGACAGCGGGAGACGACTCCAGCGGGGGCAACTCCGACGACTTCGCGGGCTTTCCGAGGGCGCGGGTGAGCACCGTCTCCACCGCCGCGCGCTGCTGCTCGAAGTCGTCGGACTTCAGCCACTTGTCCACCTGGGCCAGTGCGTCGGGCACCCGCTCCGCGAACGCCTTCCGGAGTTCCCGGTGCGAGCGGGACAGGCCGCCAGGGTTGGGGGAGGGCCCGCCCGCCTGCCACCTCCCCGATGGGTCTCTTTCGGGCTCGGGTGCGTGAGCCGTCCTGCTCTCAGGTGCCATGCCTACATGGTCGCACGGGGAGGCCGGGGTGGCAAGGCGCCGGGGAGGCCCCGGCGGGCCGTGCTGCTACTGCGTCTCGCGGATGGGCTCTCGCGTTACGGACGGGGCGTGGTAGTGGCGCCACCCGGCGCCGGTAAGGGCGAACGCATATGCGCGCCCGCCTATGCGATGAATGAGACCCCGCGACAGTGCGGCGCTTACAGAGCGCCCGTCTGTATCCGCTTGACGGCCAGAGCCGTAGACCGCAACCGCGCACCCGCCCGCGTCCCCCAGGAGTCGCACGAGGTCATTAACGCCCGTAGGCACCTGAACCCGCGTAGCAGGCGCGAGCAACCGGAGGGCGGACAGCAGCGCAACGGCCATCCTGTCGTGACAGCGCTCGCATGAGACGCGACCCGGAGATGCCGCCAACGCGATGCGTCGAAAGCTCCGCCGCGCCGCTCCGCAAACGCCTGCCTCCGGGTTGATACTGCTCGGCTGGTGCTGCGCCCGTCCTACATATCCGCTTGGCATGCGGTAGCCCATCTCATCCTCCGTTAGCGGGGCCCGTGCTGGCGCCCCGCTGGTTGGTGTTGCCTACCGCGTCGCGAGGACTGCGCTCACCGCACCGAGGACACCGTAACGCGCCTTCATGATGCGCTTGCTGGTGCTCTGCGCTTCGCCCTTCTGAATCTCCTGGCGGGCGGTGGCCTCAATCTGCTTCAGGGCTTCGGTGCTGAGCTTGTGGTAGTCCATGTGTCTCTCCTGCGGCAGCGCCGCGCTGGGATACACAATCATCGAGCCAGGACATCTCGGAGTTGCGTCCCGAATTTCCGGACGAATTAATCAGTGATTGAGCACGCCCCACAGGATTCGCCATGCGAGGGCTGCTTGCTGGGGGACGACGCCGTTTCCAGCAGCACGTAGCCGGTCCTCCCTCGGGCACAGGCACACGTCCAGCCGGGCTCCCAGCCCATCATCCAGTCGGCGAAGTCCGGAGACAGCCGGAGCGAGGTCCGGCCGGGCGGCAAGGACTTGCCCCCAGGTGGCGAGGTCGTCTCGCGCTGGAGGGAAGACACGACGGCCGCCCCCGCCAGTTTCGAGCGGGCGTCCACCTTCGCCCAGTCCACGCCGTCCCCGTTGTCCTTCCAGTCCCTGGCGTTCGGCGTCGGCCATTCCCTCATCGCGTCGCAGGACGCCCCGGCCAGCGTCTTGCCGTGGCCGTTCCCGTGACTCGGGGCGTTGGTCGTTGTGCGGTTCTCGTTCTCCGAAGCTCTGGGAGTAGGCCAGAAGGAAGACGCGGGCGCGCCGGTGGGGGGCCTCCACATCACTCGCACGCACGTCGGTCCAGACGATGCGCTCATAGCCGACAGCGTGGAGGTGCTCGGCGACGGCGGGAATAACTCCAGCTGCCCCGGCAACGTTCTCCCAGAAAATGAAGGGCGCCTCGCATTCTCGGGCAAGTCGGACGTGCTCGAAGAAGAGGCGGGAGCGCGCTCCGTCAAGTCCAGCCCGCTTGCCGGCGAGGGAGAGGTCTTGGCACGGCGTTCCGCCCGCGACGCAATCCACGAGTCCCACCAGCGGTCGAGCATCGAAGGTGCACACGTCGTCCCAGATAGGCGCTCGTGACAGAGCCGCTTCTTCCATCCTGGCCACGAGGACGGCCGCAGAGTGGGCTTCCCGCTCGATGTACACCACAGGCTCCATTCCCGTGGCGGAGTGGAGTCCGAGGTCGAGACCTCCGACGCCGGAGCAGACGCTGATGCAGGTGGCGGGGGGACGTAAAGCCATGCCATTTCTCACTTCCTCAGTACGGCGCGGGCGGACAGTGTTTCAAGCATCTCGAGCGAGAGGGGCGGCCCAGCGAGTACCTCCAGCGAGTCGCGGTGGACGCTCCAGACGAAGGCGCGCGTCCCCCACTCATAAACGTGCTCCACCAGTACCGAGCCGCTCCAGGCGCCACGAGAGAAGGAGCGGACGTGCCCGACGGTAGAGCCAATGCGTACTGGGGTGCCGGGTCGGATGAGTGGGAGGCGAGTACTCATGCCTCCATTCTCGCGCCTCACCCCGCCGGAGTTTCCTCGGCATTTCCGATTCATTTCCGCCACTCACACCGTGTAGGCGTAGGCGTAATTGGATGCCGCATCGAAGCAGAGCACCGCAACGAGCGTTTCCGACGTGTGCGCGTCGCCGATGTAAAGGCTGTGGGACATGGTGCCGAACGGTGCGAAGTCGCACCCCTGCGCAGCCAGTACGCGCCTCACCTCAGCAATGGAGCCCTCGAGTTTCGTTCGGCCACCCTCCAGGTAGCACTTGAGGCCCAGCGAGGCGGCGTCATCAGAAAGCGTCTTGAGGTTGAGCATGGGGTGTCGGCTCCGTGTGTGTCGGGTATGCGTGGATTGTCGGGCAGTCCGCCGCGGAGTTGCGCGCGCCGCCGAATTTCTCTGCTGGTGGAGTCTCGGCACCAGTGCCCGACGGAGAAGCCGACGAAGCCGCACCCTCCGGGGGCCCTCCCACGCGCCGGGGGGGGCGCGAGTCACCGCTCGCGGTACGGCTGCGAGCGGATGACTCAGCGGCGTCGTTCGTCTTGCGGGGGAAGCCCGCAGCAGGGCGACCGCAGCGGCTCTCGGACGCGGAGGGAGTCCACCGGGGCAGCGTCGGACGCGCGGGAGAAGATGTCGCACGTGCGCATGGGTGGGAGTCAATGAGGTAATTCCTATGGATGGGCGAGAACTATAGGTTGGGGTGTGGGTCATCTCTGACCCCGTCGATTCCTTCGCAACTCCTCCGGGGCCGCTTCGACAATTCCGCATGACCTTCAAGACCAAAGCTGAAGCGCAGCAACGAGCGGAGCGGCTGGAGAAATGGGCGGACGAGTGGGACCTCGTCTCCACGGACCCCTACGCCGACAAGGGCAGCAAGCGCGTGGCGGATGCTGTGACCGAGAGCCACCGCGCCGAAGCCGCCCGCATCCGAGCCCTCCTCCCCAACCTGCCGGAGTAGTCATGGACCCCACCTACTCGCTCGTCATCTACAACCGCCAGGGCGACCTCTGGGACCGGGCGCGTGGCAAGGAGGCGGACCTCCGTGAGCAGGGCGCCGCCATCACCACCCTCCGGGGCCAACTCGCCTGGACGTGCTACCTGCTCCGCAACGGCGGGAGGGTGGCCGTCTGTAAGCGCGGCGTCTGGACGGCCCTGCCGTGGACGCCGCAGTAATTCCCCGGGAAATGGCCACGCAACTCCTCGAGCCTCGGCCCGAGAATCAGAACAGGAGGACGTAATGAAGCCCGTACTGCAAGAGCAACTTGAACGCGCCGTTGACGAACTGGAGGCGCACGACCGTGGAACTGAGACCATCCTGAGCAGCGATAGGGTGCTCGTGGCCCGTGACTGGGAGGAGCGCAACAACGGCCGGGAGGCGTTGGCCCAGGCCGTGGTTGGTGCCGCGCGAATGCTGCGCGCGGCGTGGCGACTCCGCGAAGAGCGGGAGACCGGGGCAGCCACGTGACAACCATGGCCGAGGCAATCCAGGCCGAACGCCCCTGGCTTCTCCTGCCACGGCTGCCCTGCGGCTTCTGCCACCTTCGCCCGGCGGCGGTGCAGGGCCTCTGCTCGCCGTGTGCTGAGGACGAGGAGCGTCGGGAGCAATACGCGGCGCAGTGCGCCAGAGAGGACGTGGAGTCATGAGCGACGCGGAGACAACGGCCGAAGCCGTCTGGGAGACTCTCAAGGAGGACGCCGAGCGTGACGGGGGCCGGCAGGAGGAGCGTGCGGCGCTGCGGGCCTTCCTGTCCCTGCCCTATGCCCACACCTTCGTGACGGGCGCGGTGATGTCGGCGCTGTCCGCAGAGCGAAAGGAAGACGCCGCCATTCCCGAGTCATGCGGCGACCTCACGTGTCTCGATTGCGAGGACTGTGAAGACAGGTACAGCAACACGAATGAGGGCCCACTTCGGAGGCAGCTGTAGTTTGCGTCAGGGCGCGGGCGGGTGCATCGTCCGAGACATGGGCGGAGAGCGTAGCCCCGCCGGGAGGCGGCGCCACGCGCCGACAACCCCGAGCGAGCGGCAACGTTCGCCGGGCCGGACCGCCGAAAGGCGCCGGGGAGAAGGGCTCGGGCTTCGGTCCGGGCCCTTCGTCTTGCGGGCTACTTCTTCGCGTTGCCCGTCGAGGTGATGCCGAGACCACCGAGCCCGAGGATGGCCACGCAGACCTGATGGGCGATGGTATGCGGCGGGAGGATGGCGGCGCCAGCACCGGCCACCACCACGACTCCGGCGAGGATGCGCTTGAGCGTCACGTGCCAGTCGGGTTGGGCAGGCGTCTCGTTGCGCTGGACGCCCTCCGTGTCGGTGAGGTCGGCGAGGGTGACGGGCGGCTTGGACATGAGTGCTCCGGGTTACAGCGAGGTGGACAGCGCGTTGACAATGGCCTTGAACAGGTGGTCCTTGCGCTTCTGCTCCGCCGGGAGCTGCTCATACGGCAAGAAGCACGGGTGTTCCTTTCTCTCGGCGTCTTTCACCGCCCCGTACCGCCATCCGGCGGCGCGTTTCTCCTCCAGCCAGCAGTCGTGACTGTGGCTTGCGGGTGCGTCCGGGCGGGCCAGATTGAACGCTACGCCATTGACGGCGCTGGTCCTCTGCCAGTCCGGCGCGTCATCCCAGGACGGCTGGGACGCGTCTCCCAGCGACAGGCAGTAGGCGCGGTTGGCTTCATGGCAGATGCGAGCGATGTCGGCGGGCTTCATGCGTGCTCCAGGTTGGGGTTCCGATCGAGGCTAGCACTACTGCTGGTGCGAGGCCGAGCGCACGCCGCCGCGCAGGGCGTCCCGGACATCGCCCTTGAGTTCCAGGAGAATCTCCTTCACCTGAACGAGCGTGGCCCCCTGGGCGTGGAGCTGGCCGCGGTCGGCGCTCTGCTGGTGCTCGAGCAGGTCCACCCGGGCCCGGAGCAAGTCATGGTCCCGCCGGAGCCCCTCCACCTGCATCATCCCCCCGCCCACCAGGACTGCACAGGTGATAAGGGAGGCCACCACGGGCCATGTGAAGGCGGTCTTCTCGTTCAGGAGGGCTGGTGTCGGCTCTGACCCGGGCATGTGCGCAGAGTGTCACGCCCCGCAGACGCCGTGCAAGCGAGCGCAGCGCACGCAACTCTTGCCCGCTCGCTCCGATAATCCCCGCATGACCACTCCCATCGCCGTCTTCGCCGCCGCCCTTGCCCGTGCCTATCGTGAGTCCGGACTCGCCGTTCGCCTCTACGTTGACTGCTCCGACAAGGGCCGCGCCTTCTGGGACGACAAGGCCCGGGAGATTCTGCCCGGGGTCCTGGCTGCCATCCTCTGGCGCTAGCGTCCCAGCGTCATAGGCTCCCGGGTGGCCACGCCGACGGGCAGGACGCAGCGGCTGGCCACCTCATAGACGGCCTCCGGGCAGGGCGGGCGGTGCTCCGTCCCAATCCAGCAGGCGCCCACCAACTCGCGCTCCCTCACGGGCGTGCACGGCGGGCGCTTCTGGCCGGGCAGCGGGCCCGTCGCCTTCAGCCCCACCTGAAGCCACCCCGGGGCACTGGGCGCGATGTCCGTCGCCCAGACGGCTGGCTCCGGAGGGCGGAATGGCGCCGGCTGCTTTCGCCGCGGGCAGTAGAGCAGCACGCACCCCACGGCGAGTGCGGCACCAACGCGGAGGAGCGGCAGCAGGGGCGAGCGGGGCACGACTCAGCGTACACCCCGCCCGCACCCGTGAGCCACCTCGCTAGTGTGCCGTCTGTCTGGGTTCCGCCTGGGCGACCTTCCACCCCATGCCCGGGCGCTGCGTAACTGCGCTGTAAGCGCTCTGTACCTCGGCGCCGAAATCAGGAGACGTCTTCTCGCGCTGGGCAATCCACGTGCCGAGCGCACTCGCCCGCGTGCGGGCGGAGAGCGTCATCTCCCTTGCCCCGCCCCTCTTCGCGGGGTTCCTGGTCGCCGCCTTGCTCTTCTTCGTGCTCTTCGCCTTCGTCGCCATGTTGCCTCCTACCCTGAAGGTGCGCCCGAAAGACGAATGGCGCCACCCCGGAAGATGGCGCCCAGTTCGCTAGGCCTTGTCGCCCAGCGGGCCGTGCTCGACGGAGTCGACACCCCGCAGTATGCTGTTGGTGACGTACCCTAGGAGCGCATGGGGTACCACCCGCGCCTCCATCATCCGCTCGACCTCGCGCAACACCTCGGCTTCCTGGCGGCGGATGCGGTCTTGGACTCGGCTGAACACCTCCGGGTCCTTGTCACCCCACACCTCGGCCTGCTGCTTGCTCCACTGCTCGCTGGTGATGGTTGCCATGGTCATGCCCCCGTCGTTCGGTTCCACTTCACCGCCGAACCCGTCTTGGGCCCCTTCTGGACCCAGCGGTGCGCGAAGGCGTCCCACTCGAAGCCGTTCCGGGTCATGAACTCGTACCCGATGGCCTCAGCCGCCGCCTCCCACCGAGCGCGCGTCAGGGTGCCGGTCTCACCCGCGAGCGCCTCCCACCTCGGCATGTCGCGCCCGTCGAAGGTCCTCCACGGGCCGTGTGCGCCGGGCTTGTCGCCATACGCATCGAATCCCACCTGTCCCAGCGTCTTCTCTTCGCCCTTCTCGTTCCCCATGTGCTTCTCCTTATCCTGCGTGAAGACGCCCGAGGCGTCGTTTGTCACCCCTCGCCCCAGCACACCGGCGCTTCCCCGCGTTCAACGTACAGGGTATTGATGCGGGCGCAGACCTCGGGCGGAATGTCGACGGACTGGGTCCGCCACACGCCCAGCGCGGCGGCCACCGGTTTCCACTCCTCGTAGGCATCCGCCTCTGACCGGCGCGGGTACGTCTCGCCGTCGAGAGGCTCGAAGTAGTGGCAGTCCACGAACCACTGGGCGTACATCTCCCGCGTGCGCCCGTTCCACTGTGGCTCGGGCGGTGTCGTGGTGGTGCTCATCCCTCCGCCCCCGGCTCCGGCGGTTCCGCCCCGGGATGGCTGCTGTGGAGCGGCTCCGTCACGGCATCATCGGGCGGGGAGCTCGTGGCGGGCTTCTTCGTCTTCAGCGACGCCTTGAGCCCTTCGGTGCCCACGGAGGGCGATGGCGTGACGGCGTGCGTCGCTTCCTCATCCACGCCGCGCGCCTCCGCCTCGATGTCGGCGGCCAGCGCATCCCGGAGGCGGTTGGCCTGTTCCGAGGACGGCACGCCCAGCGTCTTGAAGGCGTTCTTCACCGTGGACTTCTTCACCATTTCCGGGCGGTGGGGGCCATTCCACGGGGTGTTGCGTCCGCTGGAGGAATTGGCGATGCGCTCGATGTCGTCCGCGAAGAGCACCCCCTTGATGGCCCGGGAGCCATCCGGGAACGTGACGCGGGTGTAGGCCGCGATGATGGCGCCTCGAGAGTCCTTCGCGTTCTTCGGCACATAGGGCCTGTGGTCCACGCGAGGCTCATCGCCCTCCGTGGGCACGAAGTGGTCCCGCTCGTAGACGAGCACGGGGTTCATGTCCCGCACCACGCCTGCTGTGACGGCCAGCATGACGAGGCCCTTGAACATGGGCACGAAGGTGCAATCGGCACCGAATGGCACGAGCGCACCGTGCCCGAGCGGCCCGGCCGCCACGTCGATGCCGAGCTTCGCCGCCTTCATCACGGAGAGCATCACCGAGCCCGGGTCGCACTTCAGGAGCGCCGGGGTAGCCGCCAGGGCGAAGCGCACGGACTCCTTGAAGCGCTCCACCGGCATGTCACGGGGGAGGAGGTTCTCCAGCCGCGCCTCCCGCCGGTCGAATTCCCCCATGAGGCTCAGCATCATCTTGTCCACGGGCGTTACGCTCAGTGCCTGCTGCTTCTGTCCCTGAATCGTCGTGCTCATGCCTGCTCCTTGTAGATGTTGCACCACCCCAGCCGCTCGCACTCAGCGGATATGCGCGTTCGCCACCCCTGCGGCGCCGGGTGGGCGGGGTTCTCTCCGTCGCCCTCGTAGTAGATGCACGGCGCATGGTGGGCGGGGTTAGACCACCGGATGCCCATACGCTCAGCATCCGCCTTCACGATGTCCACCACGCGCGCCAGCGGGCCGACGTACCGCGTCCGAATGACGCCCTCGCTCGACCCCAACTCCGCGAAGCCGTCATCAAAGAAGCGCGCCTCCGCGTGCCACTTATCTCGGCCTATCTCCCAGACCGTGATGCCGGTCGCCCCGTATGACTGTCCAATCATGTCTTCTTCCTCGTTTTGCGTGGCGTGAAGGGCCGTGAGGCCTCCCCGGTATTCTCGGCGACCAGCGCCCGAAGTTGCTTCTCCAGTCCGTGATTCTTCGCCAGCGCCTCGGCCACGCGCTTCCACTGCGTCTTCCCGCCCTGCTCGCCCCAGGACAGGCTCGAAAAACCGAGCGGCAGCCCGCGCACGGCAGGAACGGAGCCCAGCGCCAACTTCGTCCGCGCCTCCCAAAGGGCCCGCCGGTCCGCCGCGGCTGACTCCTCCTCCCAGGCACGGAGATACTCCTCGAGCACCACCTGTGTCTCCGGCGGGAGGCTGGCGAAGTCCACCGCGCCACCCTCGGAGCGGCGGAAGGCCCGGGAGACGCTCTCCAGGTCGCGGGGCAGGGGCGTGGGCTCGGGCGGCCTGCGCGGGAGCACATGGTCCACCCAGAAGCGGTCAACGGCCTCCGAGAGCGCGGCGTACACCTCCGCGTCGTGCCGCACGTGGTACAGGCGGAAGTCCCCGGCGATGAGCGCCGGGACGTCGGCCACGTCGTCACTCACCACGCCCGTCTCGCGGCCGAAGCCGAGGTAGAAGTGCACCTGGGCGAGGTACCACGGTGGGATGGCGTCTGTCCCCTCGTCGCCCCAGTATCCCATCTGCGAGGCATTCGCCGTCTTCACCTCCACCACGCGTGGATTCCATGGGCCATTCGAGGCGATGGCGTCCAGCGACCCACGCACATAGGGGCGTCGCGGGTCTCGGAGTCGCACACCCTCCTCGACGAGATGCCCCGTCGTCTCGCGGTACCAGTCCAGGACGACGGGCTCTAGGCGCCGCCCCCGCCCCGTGTGCGCGTTGTCCGGCGAGTCCGCACCGTGGACGATGCGGCACCAGACCGATAGCGGGCCAGCGTATGGGCTCACGCCGACGATGGCGGCCACGTCCGACCCGCCTATCTTCTTCGCGTCCTCGGGCGAGAGACTCATGGCTTCATCCTACGGCCCGGTCCGACACGCCGTCGGAGGACGTTGGAGTAGGCGCACCCTGCGACGAAGCCCCATGCGAGTCCAAGCACCGCTCCAAGCAGCATCGCGCCGTATGCATCATTCACCGAGCACCCCGGCATCGCGGAGCACCTTCTCCGCCTCGCACCTCTCACACAGCGCCTCGTCCGCCCCACGGGTGCAGTCGCACGCACCGCCAGCGACACGACGCAGCAGGCGCGCCATCCGCTGCGCCTGCCCCACGAGTACAAAGGCTGCCTTCTGTTGCTCCTCCGAGCCCGAGACAATCTCCGCCGCCACGTCCCCGTCGAAGAAGTACACCGTCCGAGAACGGGCGTTGACGCGCATCGGTGCGTTGAGGATGTTGATCATGGGCTCCTCCGCTCCGTGGCCCAGCACCAAAACTGCGAGATGGCTGCCTGGAGGTCGGCCCGCTCGGGGAACGCGAGCCAGCCCCCCTCGATGGCCGAGATGGTGGCGGGCTCCACGCCCCACCCCGCCGCCACGTCTGGGCGCGGCAGGCCGCACGCCTCACGGATGGCACGGAAGGCGATGCCCTCCGCCTCCACCCGCGCCGTCCGTTCCCTAGCCTCCCGGACCGTCAACCTGTATCGCCACTGCGAGAGGGGTTCGGTCATGGCGCCACCCTCAGTGCGTCGGCGGCACGGACCAGCGACATGAGCGTCTCGGTGGTCTCGTCCTCGCAGAGGCGGTCCTGCCCCTGCGTGGCCACCAACGCGTCGCGGATGGCCTCCAGCGCCCGCATCCGCTCCAGCATCGCGGCGCCGGGGTGGGCGCCGTCGGCGGCGGCGCGTGGGTTGACGGCGTGCGACGGACATCCCGCGTCCTCCAGGTCATCGGCCGCCTCGCGGAGGAACAGCAGCAACGCCGCGTTGTCCGCCTCCGCGCGCTGGAGGCTCGCCATCAACTCCAGGATGCGCTCAGCCCCTGCCGCCTGCGAGCGCTCCATCTCGGCCAGCTGAACGGAGCGCACATGCAGCGTTGCCTCCGCGCGCTCGGCGCGCTGGCGCAACTCCCTCCGGCCCTCATCGCGCGCCTCCTCGCGAACGGCCACGATATCGTCCATAACGGCGCGCGCCTCAGGGCCCCGTAGCGCACCTATGAATTCCCCCAGCCGCGCCATTGCTTCGCTCATGCGCCATCCCATTTCCAATAACATACGCGATGCCCCATGTTGCGTCAAGCCGCCCCGCGCTGTATCAATGTCGCAGGAGGTGCCGAATGGCACAGGTGAGGCTGGACAAGGACGTCGCGACGTATGTGGTGGATGAGATGGACCGCATTCGCACGCAGGAGGCGACCGACCTGAGCGCCGCGCAGGCGGTCAATCGGATGCTCCGTGAGTGGCGGAAGACCCGGGACGCGGAAATGCCCCAGCGCAAGGCGGCGAAGCGATGAGCGACATATGGACGCTAGTGCTGCGGAACCGCAAGGGTGAGTTGCTGGAGCGCATCACCGGCGATGAGGCAACGCTGCGACAGCAGGGTGCAGCCGTCACCACGGTGCGCGGCCAGCTCTCGTGGGTGGCTCGGCTCACGCGCAACCGTTTGACGGTCTCCGAGTGCAAGCGCGGCGTCTGGAAGGACGTGACGCCATGAACGCCGCACCTGAGCGCTCCGCCCTCATGCAGCAGGAGGCGACAGAGAGGGCGAAGCGCCTGAGGCGCGCCGTGGAGGACGTCATGACGGGCGGCCTCTCCATGGGTGAGGCCGCGCGCAACAGGCGGGTGTCAGAGCCTCGCTTCCGTATCGCTCTCGCCGCGGCGGGTTGGGTGCCCAAGCGTGTTCGCCAGCGCCGCTCGCGCGCGAAGCAACTTCCCCAGCCCCGGAGCGATAACCAGCCATGAGCACGAAGAACCGAAACCAATGCACGTGGCCGCACGGCCCGGAACCAAGGGACGTTGACCGCGATTGCGGTTTGTGTGCCGAGCACTCGGACCGATGGCTCCAGTCCAAGGCGTTTCTCGATACGGCCAGGGACCCCAACGTCAGGGCGGCGGCCGCCTTCGGCGCGACGTTCCTCAAGAAGGAAGTCGCGAAGCACCGTCGGCGCTGGGTTAAGGCAGAGTCGGCCAAGGAGGCCTCTTGACGCTCCGCCTCCCCTGTCTTCGCTGCGGTGACATCTTCGATACGGACTCGCTGGACCCGTACATGCCCGACATCTGCCAAAGTTGCTTCTCCAAGGGACTGGCGGTGCTCAACGGCCGGCCACACGAGCCACTCCAGCACGCGCGCTTCTATCGCTGGTGCGCCCGGTACCAGAAGAACGCGGCGAACCACCCCACCACACTCGCCCTCACCGCCGCGCTCGAGGCCCTGGAGTCCGTTCCGCACGGGTCTCTCGACGTGGACGTGGACGGCAACCCGAACGACGAGGACTTGTGGGCCTCGACGCAGTGCCCTTGACGGCGGCCGGTTGACGAGCGGTCGCCCTAGCGTCATATTCCTCCTGCTTGCGCGAGCCTCTCACCTCGCGTATCCCATTCACGACTCCATCCCTCTCGGAGTCCGCCGCCCCCTTCGCGTGTGAGAGCGCGATGCGGGGCGGTGTCGTTTCTATGGCTGAGAAATCCAGCTGGCAGGTCAAGCCAGAGCACGGAGAGCGGCGCTACCGCCGCATCGACACGCGGCTCTGGCACGACCGGCGCTTTCTCTCGTTCAACGCCAACGGGCGCACCGTGTGGCTCTTCCTCCTGACGAACCCACGCACAACGTCCATCCCCGGACTCTTCCCACTGCATGAGGAGGAGGCTGCCCGGCTGTGTGGACTCACCCTGGAAGGGTTCCGGGATGGGTTCGCCCAACCCTTCCGGGAAGGGATGGTTGAGGCCGACTGGGGCGCAGGGTTGGTGTGGCTCCGGAAGGCCGCTCGCTACGAGCCGCCGACGGGCCCGAATGTCGTGGCCGCATGGCGCAAGGTGGCCCGAATGGACCTCCCCGAGTGCTCGCTTCTCTACCGCGCGCTCGCCGGAATTCGTGAGCAATTACGCGAGGTTCTGGCGCACCCGGAACCCTTCCTGGAAGCCTTCGCCAAAGCCTTCGCCAAACCCATCCAGGAACCCATGGGGGATGGGTTCCTCGAAGGGTATCGCCCCCAGGATGCAGGATGCAGGATGCAGGATGCAGGAGTTTCTGCTTCGCAGGCGACGGCTGTCGCCGCGCCAGTAATCCCTGAACAACTGGGCGGTGGTGCCGTGGATGACCCACCACCTGCCGATGACCTGCCCGATGCGACGGACCACGCCGAGCCCGTCAGCGAGCGGCCGACGCTGGAACTCGTCTCACCCGCCGGAGGCAAGAAGCCCCGGGAGCCGTCGAAGGCCGAGCGCCTGTACTCGAACCTTCAGGGCAGTCGTTGCGAGCGGTGCGCCGAGGCAGGCGTGACCTTCGTGGACGACGGCTGGAAGCCCGCCCGGATGAACCGAGACCTCGGGGCGCTGGCCAAGCTCGAGAAAGACTGCCCGGAGGCCAAACTGCTCAACGCGGCCTGGGCCGAATACCTCGCCGACGAGACGCGGGCGGGCATGGACGTCCCATGGAGCCTCGGCTACTTCCTCGCGAGCCGAGCGCAGTGGGAAGGCCGGGCGCTGAAGGCGGCGGGAGGTGCCCTGTGAGCCTCCAGGCCATGGAAGCCGAGCGGGCGATTCTGGGGCTCGTGCTCGCCCAGAAACTCCCCGTCCGGGACGTGTCGGACCTCACCCCCGCCGAATTCGTGGGGCCCGGCCACCGGCACGTGTGGGAGGTGATGCTCTCCCTGGCCGCAGAGGGCAAGCCGTCCGATATGCTCACCGTCCCCGAGCGGCTCAAGGCCCGTGGGCGGCTGGCGGAGGTGGGTGTGGAACGACCCACTGAGGGCGAAAGTAACCAAATCGCCTACCTCATGGGCCTGGACCAGACCCTTGCCGTGGAGTGGAACGTGGCGGCCTACGTGGCGGCCATCCGCGACGCAGCCCAGAGAAGGGCCCTGGAAGGCGCAGGGCGCCACGTAGTCGGCTTGGCGCATGACCCCAACGTCCCGCCCGCTCGCGCGGCCCTGGAGGGCATCCAGGCGCTTCAGGCCGTGAAGTCCACCCGACCCCTGCGAATGGGCGGGAAAGACGTCATCGCGCAGCAGGACAGGTGGGAGAAGGCCATGCGAGGTGAGGTGCAGCCCTACCTGCCCGTCCCCCATGAGGGGCTGGCCGAGGTGTTCCCCGGCTTCGTCGACAACCTCAACGTGGTGGCTGCCCGTTCCGGAGGCTTCAAAACGGGGCTCATCACCGACTGCATCTGGGACTGGACGCACCGCCTGGGCCACAAGGGCGGCCTCTTCGGGCTCGAGGACGGCACCGGCTGGGCCTTCGACAGGCTCACCGCGCGGCGCCTGGGGTTGGACTACGGCAAGGTGGGTTTCGCGCGGCTCCATGAGCACCAGCAGGACGAACACGTGCGGTGGTGCGAAGAGGCGTTCTCGGTGCTCAACGAGCGCCTCTTTGTCTACGACACCTCGGACGTGGACACGGAGGCCATGGCCAGCGACACCCCCATTGCGGACTGGCCGGACGTGCTCCAGGAAATCAAGCGGTGGCTGGCCGAAGGGGTGCGCTTCATCGTCATCGACCACGGCTTGCGCATTCGCTACACGACGGACGCGAAGGCCCGCTATGACATCGCCATCGGCCGGGCCATGGACACGCTCGCGACACTGGGCGCCCGGCACAAGTGCGCCATCATCGTCCTCTGGCACCTCAACCGGGACGGCGAAGAGAACACCCAGCCGAAGATGAAGGACTTGAAGGAGTCCGGTTACCTGGACGCCGCAATGCGCTCGTGTCTCATCAACTGGGAGGACACCGACAATTTCCCCGGCGAAGTGCTCTGCACGGTGGTGAAGCACACCCGCGGCGCGAAGGGCGTCACCGCCGCGCTCGAGAAGGAGGAGGGCGGGCGCTTCGGCCTCCTCCACCGATCGCGAGGACGGGTGGTGGACTTCGCGGCGGAGGCGAAGAAGAGGGCCGATGCCGCACAGGCAGCCAAGGAGGAGGCGCGGGCGGCGAGGGATGCTGCCAAGGGCAAGCGCCCACCGCCCTTCGGCGGGGTGGGCACGTGAGCGCGCCGGAGACCCTCGGGGCCCTGCTGTTGCCGTGGCTGAAGGCCAATGCCGAGGAGATGGCGGCCGAGTTGCGCGACGCGGGGTGGGAGGAGGACGGCTGCGGACTCTGGAGCAACGGCACCCACCGCCGCCTCCACCTCTTCGACGCGCACGAAATCGAAAGGCGCGACGCAACTCCGGAGCGGCCCGGCCGATAATCAGGGAAAGGGAGGCAGCATGCGGAAGGACGCGGAGCCGAAGTGCGAACAGTGCGGACGACCGAGGTCGGCCCACAACATCCTGAGCCTCACGGCCCCGGCGGGCGTGGTGCGGAACGGGCCTTACGTGGACCTAGCTGGCAACATCTTCTGCCGTGGCTACCAGGAGGCGGCATGAGCAAGATGACGACGGGGGAACTGCTGGCGATGAAGGCGCGACATGCAGCGCGGCTGATGAGCGATGACGAATCGCAGATGTGGAACCACATCGCCGCGCTGACGGCCGAGCGGGACGAGGCGCGCCGAACCATAGACGGGATTGACGACCTTCTTGGTCGGCAGTTCGGCGAACACGTTGCGCCATCGGCGAGGCGTGACCGTATCGATGCGCTCGGGCGCGCACTAGCCGAGCGCGACGCCCTCCGCGAGCGGGGGCGGGCGCTGGAGGCGGACGCGGCGGGCTACAAGGGCCGCTTGACGGCTGCGCTCCAGCGGACCTCGCGCGAGACGAAGCGCGCTGATGTCGCCGAGTCCGCCCTCGCCGCCATCCGCCAGCGGGCGGGGGATGAGCAGACGGCTCAGCGCCTCATTCGCTCGCGGTGGGGCAAGGGCCCCGAAGCCGTGTGGCGGGCGCTGTCCGGCTACATCGTCGGCGACGACGCCCCGGCGCCCGTGTCCGACGTGCGTCACACACAAGGGTGTCCGGCGGGGGATGAACTCGCCCCGAGCGGAACGGCGTGTATCTGCGGTGAACTGACGGAGGCGCGCCGCGCGCTGGCGGTGCATCGGGCACCCGCGCCGCTCAACCCCGATGCCACGAGTGAGGCGGACCAACCCCTGCCCGAAGGGCCCGCGTCCGAGGTGGACGGGCTGGAGGAGGAGTCGAGCCCGGCGCAGCAGGACTGGGATGGGCAGCACCCGCACGACGCACCGCCGGAATCCGAGCCCACCACGGCCGAGGCGTTCGCCACGGCGCTCGATGGGCTAGAGGCCGGCGAGGAGAGCGTTGTTGACGATGAGCGGGACAACACAGTGAAGCGCGCCGTGACCGCCCTCTCCATGCTAGAGCGCCGCATGGGGGCGCTGGCCCATGTCGTGACGGAGGTGGCCCGGTCGCCCAATTTCGCTTCACCACACCTCGTGGCGCTTGCCGTGAAGGCCCTCACCGGCGCCCCGGAGGTGTACACGCGGGAGGACCTCAAGGCCGCCGCCTCCAGGTACTTGCACCGGCGACCCCTGGCCCACCTGCTGCGCGACCTCGCCGCCCTGCGGGGGACTCCGTGAGCGAGCGCCAGTGCTGCGCCTGCGGGCGGGAGACGTGCGTGGCCGTCGTGGCGTTCCCGCTGCTGAGAGAGGGCTATCCCGTCGGTCCGGAGTGCCATGCGGCGTGGCGGCGGGAGGCGCAGTCGCTCGGCGGCGCAATCTACAACCCCGCCAAGGTGCACATGACCTTCTTGCGCTGGCTGGCGAGTCGGGCGGAGGTGGTGGCGTGAACTTCCGGTTCGAGGTCCCAGTCAAGGCGGCCAGCACGTCGAATTTGAGAGAGCACTGGGCGGTGAAGGCGAAGCGAGTGGAGGCCCAGAAACGGGCCACCCGGGCGAAGTGCCCACCGTGGGATGCTGGTCCACTGCTGATGGTGACGCTCACCCGGGTGGCTCCGCGCCAGTTGGATGACGACAACCTCCGGGGGGCGCTTAAGTCCATCCGAGATGCCGTGGCCTCCTGGCTGAAGGTGGACGATGCCTCACCCCTCGTCCGGTGGGAGTACGCACAGGAAAAGGGACCGGAGGCGCTAGTGCGAATCGATGGCCGGCGCGCGGAGTAGGCTCCGCATCTTCGCCGCGGCCTCCCGCTGCTGCTCCGCCGCCTCTTCCTGGCCGAGGCGCTCCGAGACTCGAGCGAGCGCCTCGGCCAGGAGGGCGGCCCTCAGAAACACCGCTTCCATGTCGACTCTGGGCGGGCAGGCGAGCATGAAATGACGCTATGCACGCAACTCCCGCCCGACAACCGCGAGAATCAAGACATGACAACTCCAACCGACGTTTGGATGTGGGACGCCGAAGCTGGCGAGGTGGTGGCTCAGGATATGAACTACACGCGTGGCGGAGAGGCCATCCCCGTTGACTTCAGTGACGAGCCACCGGGCTTGCTCGCGGCCGCCGCGCCGGACATGGCACGCGACCTCGTGCACGTGCTGGAGCAGTTTGGCTACGAACTGCCATACGTCGTGACCGAGCGCATCCGCGCCAGTCTTCGCAAGGCGGGGGTCATGCCGTGAGCGAAAACGAAAGACGCCTGAGGGAGTGGATTGAGCGCAACGCGCGCGGCGCGAGCGGTGGAGGCGACATCGCAGGTCTGCGCTACCTGGACCGCGTGATTGAGGAGAAGCATGCGGAGGGCTACGCCGAGGCCAAGGCGCAGGCGGCAAGTATCGCTTGCGATGACTTCGACAACGGAGACGTTGCCGACGCCATCCGCGCGATGGAGCCGACGGAGAAGCCATGAGGAACGTCCGCATCGTCATCCCCGCCCCGCTGCTTCAGCGCCTCTGCTCGGTGGCGAAGGCCCTTACGCCAGCGGACGTTGAGCACCCGCTACACCTCGCCGTCCGCTGCGCTGCCGTGGAGGCCGTCTTCCTGGCGAACGAGCAGGGGCACATTCGCTCCGTGCCCACACGCGGGGTGTCCATCATGGCTATCACCGTGCCGGTGCCCGAGGCGGCGGCCCGCTCCGTGGCGCTCCTGGCCCACACCTCGGGGCTCACCGAGGAGCAGGCGTGGCACCGCGTCATTTGGGAGTTCTGCGCCCGGGACACGTCACCAGCGTTGACGCCACCCGGCCGCGCAGCGTAGAAGGGACTCCCCTCCTAGTGCTTCGCCCTCCCCCGGTGAAGCGCGATGCGAAGCCCCCGGCCTATGCGGCTGGGGGCTTTCGTGTTTCTGGGCTACAGCGGCGCCAGTGCCGGGGCGGCCAGCAACGCCCCGCCGGCGGCCGCGGCGATGCCGAGCGCCTCCTGCCACGTGAGGGGCCTCCCGCCCAACGCCTTCGCCTCCGCACGCACGCGCTCGAGCAACGTCCTCTCCTGGGCCTCCGTGGGCGGTGGGGACAAGAGCAGGCCGCGGTTGGTCTGCCCGTCCGGCCCGGGGCGCTTGCAGGAGTCGTCGTGGCCGCGCCAGCGCAGGAAGTCCAAGGCCGTCTCCACGTTGACGATAAAGGGCCCCTCCTGCTTCAGGAGGTCCGCACCCTTCATCTTCTCCAGCGCCTTGAGGGCCCTCTGGGTCTCCCGCCAGCGAAGGCACGCTTCCTCGTCCTCGTTGAGGGGCTCCGTCTTGAGGTTGAATCGCTCAGCCCCGGCCTTCGTCAGAGCCTCCATGCGCTCCGTCACGTCGTGGAAGATGCCCGCCCAGAGCTGCGGGAAGAGCCCG